GTCTAACGAAAACATATTGTTAAAGAAACCCAACACATCTAATGAATAAAGATCATTCTTCAATGGCATAGATGCCAAATCTAAAAGCACCCAACCACTTGTGAATACAAACATTCCTAATAAAAATATAAACAAACCTAACGCTTTCATTTTTGTCTCCTAGTTTTTAAGTTGGGGGGGTTATTCCCCCCAACCTACACATGAGTCGTTCCAACAACGCGCAAACATTTTTTCTTCTCGACTCATTATGTCTTTGAATTTCGCAACAGTTTTTCCAAGTACCACTTAGCTTTCATTAAATCTTGTTTGGGATTCTCTTTGTGTTTTGTTTTGTGCCTAAGAACATATTTAATGATGTTCCCTTCGCACCAACCGAGATCATTAGAAAGTATAAAATCAGTGACCTCTATCCCCTTCTTATAATAAGAGGGGCTAATCTTCTCAGCTTCTTCCCACTCTTTTTTTCTCCATATCTTAGTCATCGTAGTCTTATGCTCGTATTTTCACTATTGGCGACTCTGTTCTCTAAATGCTCTACATACATTTCAAGTTCTGCAACCCTTCCTGAAAGCATCTCGTCTAGCTCATCTTCAAAGTTATTGATCTTTGATAACAAGCTGTCTTTCTCCATTTCTGTTAATGGTTCTGCTTGTATCATCTGTTTTACGTTTCCTAGTATTTGCTTGTATCCTTCGTAATTAATCATGGGTTCTCCCGTTCTTGCTTGGTTTATAAAATATTATTTTTTTAGACTGGTTAATAGTTTTCTTAGATTCTAATTCCTCTATTTCCTGTATCCTAAATAATGTATCTTGTGGAAAATTTGTTTCGCCATATCTTCTGTGTATGGCTTCTGACCTGAGTGGATTCTTTCATCATCTGATATAAGCTTCCACTGTGTATAGTTATAGTCGTAAGACTGTTCTTTATCGTATTCAAAAATTTCTAATGGTGTCATTTTTACCCCTCGTTGTTTATGTATGTGGTTTCGCTTTTAAGACTTAAACCACAAAAGAGTCTTTAGTGGTTATCTAGAAAGGTATATCATCATCATTGAAATCAGGCTCAGGCTCAGGTTGAGGCTCAGGTTTTTTCTGCTCTTGAGGTAAGTCAAGTCTTGCATACTTATACTCATTTCCATTCTTAGAGACTCTATTCCATAGAGCCACCCTCATTTCAACACTGTCAGCCTTGTCTTCTCTCAGTCGCCCCACTAAGGCTTTTAATAAGTCCTTTGTGAGAGTGACCTTTCCAGTCCAATCAGGCTGTTTGTCGTTTGCTTTATAGTTGTTTGTGTAAATCTGTCCATCAGATTGTAGTCTTTCTTCATATGCCATTGTTATTCCTCCGTTTGGCTAATGGTTTTTTCAGGTAATGTATCTGCATATTTGCTGATAGCATCGTTTAATTTATCCCTATGCTCAGGGAAAAATATCTTTAGGTCAGAAAAGTCTTTTGCATTTGCTTTCATAAAAGATCGAAGTGCCTCTTTTGACTCATTCATAACCATTGTTTTCTCGGTTGCCTCTATGAAAGCATCAGCCCAAGCTTCGGTCTTCGTATCATCTGCCTTTGGTTCAGGCTTTGATACTTCTTTGGGTTCTTCTTTCTTTGGTTGCTTCTTTGCTACAGGCTGTTTGTCTTTATCTTCATCGGGGAGGTGATCTTCCCACACTGCAAAAACACTCATGCCTAAACCAAACATGGCTAAGTTTTTAACAAGGCATCTCATTCGGTTATCATTTACTTGTCTAGCATTCGGGTTGACTACAGCATTATTCTTATAGTCCATGATAGGAAGTGCCATGCTTCTAGTATGTCCTTCAATCTGCACTTGGGTTATTACCTCAGCAGTTCCATCGGGTAAGGTTCTATAGGGTAGTCCATCGTAATCAACAAAAGCATATTCTGCCTGTGGATAATGCTCCATTAAAAGCATCCACGCTCTCGCCCAAGAAAGATAAGTTAGGTTCATCTTTTCTTCTGTGTGTTTAGAAACATCCACATTGTAGAGTGTCTCCCATATATCTTTGAATTTTATTTCATCCATTTGTTCTCTCCATATTTTTTACTTTGTTTATAAAATCTACTTGCTCATTCTTTATGTCTAAGGGGTTGCCCTCATTGAGTTCCTTTGCATGACCTTCGTAATATCTATCCTCTGCCTCACCCAAACTATCAGCCTCTACTTCATAGGCATATTCGCATGTTGCATATGTTCTAACGATAAACTTCACCCTTCTTCCTCCTTAAATTGATTACAAAACTGTGAAACACCGCAATAGCTTTCACACCTAGTTGAAACACCTTTAGCAATTTCAACACTTAAACCTTTGGTATCCTTTTGTTTTTCTAGATACTCGTCTGCTTCTTCCTGTGAGTGCAACACCCTTACTGCTGACTTCCTTCCTTTCTTCATAACCCTGTATGTGTCACCCTTCTTCCATCTCTCAGCATCACTACATGGAGGCAAGATTTTATTGATTAAGAATTCTGCTTCAGACTTCTGATGTAAGTCCACCCTCTCCTCAATAAAAGCTTCTTGTTTGTCTTTATCCCAAAGGGGTATAGGTATAACTGAGACTGGTGATATTGGATAGTTGCCACCGCTTCTTTGATATTGAAACTTGCTCCAGTCTCTAGCAATAGCAATAACATTTAATCCCTTAACATGCACACCACGCTCCATTCTATTGAGCCAAGCATAACAGTTGAGTTGTTGCTCCCATTCGGGCTTGCCATCTGTAAGTGCCGAAACAATGCTCCATGCGGAAGTGACCTTATAGTCTTTTAGAATGCCCTCTGAGACTGAAATGCTGTCTGTCTGACCGCTTATCTTCCACCCTTTGATACTGGCATACATCCTCTGCTCTGTAATCGTGTCCTCGTTGTCCTCATTGGCTCGCTCTAATATCGTGTGAACACTTTGACCTAGAAGCTTCCATATCTCGTCAGAGACATCTACTGTCATGTCTTCATAGTTCTTCTCTGTGAGTAATCTAATTTGAGGAGGTTGCAACAATCCAGTAACAGAAATAATAGAATTGCCACGAGTATAACTGTCGTTATGAACAGCCCTAATTATTTCTTCGGGTACGTTATGCTGATTGGTGTACTTCACTTAATTCTCCATATACCAACACCATCCTCAAGCTTTCTTACTGAAAACTTTTTGCTTGGGTTTTTATAAGTGTGACGTAAACAAAAGTTGCTAAGGATTTTCCTCTCTGCATCTATTTTTGTTTTTGGTAGTTCTATTTTTATATGATCCCCTACCTCCATTTCGTCTAATGGCAAATCATATTTTCTTGGTGTTCCTCCAGCTCTCGGTATCGGTATACCTTTCTCGATATTAAACTTCATTTTTTTCTCCATTCATTCGGTGTTTTGTTTTCTTCTTCTTCTTGTTGTTGTTTCTGAATCCTGTATCGTATAAAGCCTTTTGTTGTCTTTGCTCTCTCTAGTGTTCCTTCAGCCGACATTTTATTTATCTCATCATTAAGTGCCACCACATCTTCATCTATAGCCTCAACTGAATTTTTGTTTTTGTAGTGTCTCTCGGTTTCAACTGCTTTCTTTATTGCTTCGGGATTGCACTTAGCAGTAGGTACAGAATAGTCATCATCGTATCCTCCACTGCTTCGTATTGTTGGTGCATACTCTTTTGTTTTTTTTGTCATTCCTTTCTTCTTTTTGTTCTAGACGATGGGATGATGATGCCCTTATTAAAGGGTGGTGTCAATAAATATTTGACATAAGATAATAAGCAAATTAGTATCTTCTACATGGACAAAGACTTAGTGAAAATAGATAGCCTTATTATCAAGCAAGCTGTGAGAGACATAGCAAGTAAGGATCAAGATAGGTCACTAGAGGCACTAACATATTTCAAGTCCAAAGACTTTGTTGTTTTATGCGAAAGAAATAAAATTGATAGCGATAAGATCAAAGAGAGCGTAGACAACATTGTTGAATACCCAATAATTTCACGGAAAAAGATATCCAATGAGATAGCAAAACTCATTGATAAATCTTTTGTGGAGGGTGTTCTTAGTAAGTAGACACTTACTAAGTTTTTATAATAATAAGTATACACTTACTAGTAAGTATATACATACTAAGAGGATAACTATGTTAAGTCAACAGGAAAATTTTAGGTCGAGTATTGACCAAACAATCTATGCAGAAACCAATAGCAAGGGAACAGGGCAACACAAAATTTCATGCCCTAGTTGTCAGCACACACGCAAAAAAAATCGTAGAGATAAGCCATTGAGTGTTAGTGTTGATAGCGAGAAAATAATTTATTATTGTCATCATTGCGGAGTTGAGGGGCTAATACAAACGAAAGGAAATGTAATACAAATGAATCAAAAAACCAATGGCACTAAGCCAAAGAAACCAGTACAAATTAAATCCAATGGCACATCTGATAAGGCGGTTCAGTGGTTGAATGATCGGGGCATAAGTGTTGAAGTGGCGGATCGAGCTGGCGCAGTGCTGCTGCAGAAAAATAATAAACCAGTCATAGGTTTTACCTTCCCTCTAGCCGATTCGACAGATAAGTATGAAGCAGTAAAGTACAGAAGTGCCAACGGAACGAAAGACTTTTGGTGGGAGAACAACGCTACTAAGTTATGGGGTAGACAAGTTCACAATGACAGTTTAGAAACGATTGCAGATACGATAGTAATAACAGAAGGCGAGATGGATTGTTTAGCTATTTTGGAAAGCTTTTCTGATTATGCAAACATACAGGTTTACTCAGTTCCAAATGGCGCACCTTCAAAGATTTCAGATTCCAAAGTTGACCCTTCAGAGGATGGTCGGTTCAAATACGTTTGGGAGGAGAGAGAGAAGTTTGAAAACGTGGGTCGAGTAATACTGGCTACCGATTCCGATACATCAGGCGATGTCCTAGCAGATGAGTTAAGCAGAAGACTAAACAAAGCTAGATGCTACAGGGTTGATTACAGGGGCAACAAAGATGCAAATGACTTGTTGCTCAACACAAACAAAGAAACTGTTAGGGATGCAATACTAAACGCACCCCCTATACCCCTTCATGGACTCAATGATATTGAACACTACACAGATGAGTTCCAGTCTTTATATGAACAGGGAGTTCCGAGTGGAGTCAGCACAGGATTTCCCTCAGTTGATGAGTTGTTTACAGTTCAGACTGGTATGCTCTATGTTGTATCAGGTCATGCTGGAGAGGGAAAGTCATGTTTCTTAGACCAGTTAATAGTTAATGTTGGAAAAAATTACGGATGGAAGACATGCTTTTGTTCATTCGAAAAACCCCCTTCATTGCATTCGGTTCAGCTCGCGCAAATCCTCACAGGGAGACCCTTCTTTGAAGGACAAAACAAAAGGATGAATCAACAAGAAAAAGATTACGCTGAAAACTGGATCAGAGAACACATCCTCTTTCAAGATTACATGGATGGTGGAATGCCTACGATTGAGTCTATTCTTGAGAAGGCAAGTTCAGCAGTAATGAGAACAGGTTGTAGGATTCTAGTCATAGACCCCTTTAACTTTATCCACACTACTCATAAAGGATTAGAAACTGATATGGTCAGCGACATGCTCACAAAAGTTCAGTTGTTCTGCAAACAGCATGACATTGTTTGCT